CGAGATGGCAACCCTCGCAGGGCGGCGTATCGTGCGGCAGGTGCGCATCACCACATCCAAGGGTTTATAATCCATGGGGCTGTTTGACAGGTTTCGCCGATCCAAGCCGGACAGCTCCGCGTCCGCCGGGCTTACGCGGCTCCCCCGGAGCCACGGTCCTTCCGGACTGCACGCGCGTCTGGAAGGGGCTATGTCCCAGCGTCGCCTGCGCGGCTGGAACCCGCCGCTCGAAAACATCAACTCGCTGGTGGCCTCGGGCGGCCCGCGTCTGCTGGCGCGTGCCCGCGAACTGGTGGTCACCAATGGTTATGCGGCCAATGCTTGTGAGGCCTTTGCGTCAAACATGGTGGGGGATGGTATCAAGCCGTCCTCTTTGATCGCGGATGCCACACTCCGCGATCAGGTTCAGCAGCTTTGGCTGGCTTGGACCGATGAGGCCGATGCAGACGGGCTGACAGATTTCTACGGGCTGCAGGCCATGGTCGCGCGCGAGATGTTCGTGGCGGGCGAATGCTTCGTGCGGCTGCGGCCAAGGCGGGTTGAAGATGGTTTTCTGGTGCCGCTGCAACTGCAGTTGCTGCAATCAGAAATGCTGCCCTTCGAGAAGACTGGCCCCGCCGCAAATGGCAACCCGATCCGCTGCGGCATCGAATTTGATTTGATCGGGCGGCGGGTTGCCTATCACTTCCGGCGCAGCCATCCCGGCGACAGCACCGATCAGCGGGTGCCGGTGCCGGAAACGGTGCGCGTGGCTGCCGAGGACGTGCTGCACATTTACCGCCCCATCGATGCGGGCCAGATCAGGGGCCTGCCACATGTGGCACCGGCCATGGTGCGACTGTTCCTGCTCGACCAGTATGACGACGCAGAACTCGACCGCAAAAAGACCGCGGCGATGTTCGCGGGCTTCATCACCAAGACGGCACCGGAAGACCCCATGATGGGCGAAGGTGTCGCCGATCTTGACGGCGCGGCGATGGCCAGTCTTGAGCCCGGCACAATGCAGGTGCTGCTGCCGGGCGAGGATGTGAAGTTCTCAAGCCCCGCCGATGTCGGCGGTGGGTATGAGGCGTTTCAGTATCGCACGCTGCTGGCCGTGTCCGCGTCCCTTGGGCTGCCGTACCACCTGGTGACCGGCGATGTGCGGCAGGCCAATTACTCAAGCTTGCGGGCAGAACTGGTCGAGTTCCGGCGCCGCGTGCAGCAGTTGCAGCACGGGGTGATAGCGCATCAACTCTGCCGACCGATCTGGCGTCGCTGGCTGGAAACGGCCCAACTGGCGGGCCGGTTGGACCTGTCTGATCCTGCGGCTGCGCAGATGGTGCAATGGATCCCGCCACGCTGGGACTGGGTCGACCCGCTGAAGGACATCCAGGCGCAGGTGCTGGCCATGGAGGCGGGCATTACCTCGCGCCGGAAGGTGGTCGAGGCCACCGGCTACGATGTCGAAGAGGTCGACCGCGAGAACGCGGTGGATGCCGCACGAACTAAGCAGTTGGGGTTCGTGTACAGAACCAGCCCCGGAGAGACGCAAGGTGCGCGGGCAACGCCCACCCGGAAGCCAGAAACAGATGGCGATGGCGACGGATCCGCCAATCCATCCGAACAGGAGTAACACCATGAACAGCTGGTACACGATCCGAGCCCGGGGTACCGGAGCGGAAGTGCTGATTTATGACGAAATCGGAGCTTACGGCGTCAGCGCCAAGGGATTTTTGGCAGAGCTTGGCGCGCTGCCGGACGGTATGCCGATCGATCTGCGCCTCAACAGCCCAGGTGGCTCGGTCTTCGATGCGGTGGCAATCTTCAACGCGCTGGCTCGCCACACTGGCACGATCACCGTCTGGATCGACGGCATTGCCGCCTCGGCGGCTTCCTATGTGGCCATGGCAGGTGACGAGATCGTCATGCCCGAAAACGCCTTCCTGATGATCCATGACCCCTCAGGCCTCGTCATGGGCACGGCCGCCGACATGCGCGACATGGCCGCCACGATGGACAAGATCGCGGCCAGCATGACACGCGGCTATGCGGCAAAATCTGGCAAGCCGGAAGCGCAGATCGCAGCCCTGATGGCGTCCGAGACCTGGTTTGATGCGACAGATGCGCTGGACCTGGGGCTGGCCACACGTATGGCAGAGCCGGTGCGCATCGCGGCCAGTTTTGATATCGGGCGATTCCGCAATGCGCCGCCCGCGCTGACGGAGTTGGTCAACGCAGAAGGTCCGGCAACGGGCGACGACATCGTTCCAGACGAGAACGATGTTGCGGGGTGTGACGATCCACCGACCACACCCGATCTTGCGACCAAGGTTCCCGCCGAGAACGTTGGTCCGGTGGACGCAGCTGACGATCCATCGCGTTCAAATGGGCATAGCGAGGGTGTTGCAGACGGGAACACCCAATCGAGCGGGGCGGAGAGCTGCATAGCAGTCGCCAACGCACCACCCGACGCTGGGGCTATCCGCGCCGAGGTCATAGCCCATGCCCGCACCGTAATCGACCTTTGCCGTCTGGCGGGCCAGCCACAGATGGCGGGCCGGTTTTTGGAAGAGGACGCTGGTCTGGATGCTGTCCGCGCGAGACTTCTGGCCGCCAAGGCCGAGGCCGAGCCGCAGATCAACCCGCATCATCCGCAACCTGGACGTAGTTCCACGACACGCCCCTGGGGCGATGTCATTAACCGCACCTTCAAACTCAAAGGATAAACTCCCATGGCCACGCTCATTGAAGGCCCCCATCCCGGTGGCTTCCTCATCTGGGAAGTGCTCCGCGATTATACCCGTGAAACCGTCACGCTTGCGTCCGGCGCAGGCAAGCTCGCCTCTGGCACCGTGCTGGGCAAGATCACCACAGGTGGCAAATACACGGTCCTTGCGCCCGCTGCCACGAATGGCAGCCAGAACGTCGCTGGCATCCTTTGGGACAACGCCGACGCCACCGATGCAGACGCTTTCGGCGTTGTGCTGGTGCGCGGCCCTGTCATTGCGAACCGCCATGAACTGGTCTGGCCCGAGGCCGCGACCGAGGCGCAAATCGCCGCCGCCACCACGGCACTGGCAGCACTCGGCATCGTGCTGCGCTGACCCCTCCACTGAAAGGACATCCCCATGGCCACCATGGACATCTTTGAAGGCGACGCCTTCTCCATCATCGAGCTGACCCGCGCGCTCGAAAACATCCCCTTCAAGCCAGCGATCCTGTCGGGTGCTGCCCTGTTCGGCAGCCGCGGCGTGCGGAGCCGCACGGTGATGATCGAAAGCCGGGATGGCACGCTGCAACTGATCCCGTTCTCGGAACGTGGATCGGCATTCGAGTCCCAGATCCCCGAACGCCGCGATATGCGTGCCTTTGTCGTGCGTCAGTTCAAAAAGCAGGACGTACTCTGGGCCTCGGAAATCCAGGGTATCCGTGATTTTGGCTCAGAAACCGCCGTGCAGCAGGTGCAGACCGAGGTCGCGCGCAAGCTGGGCCGTCTCCGCAACGACGCCGAGGCCACCTTCGAGTTCCACCTCTTCAACGGCATCCAGGGCGTGGTGAAAGATCCCAAGGACGGCGCGGCCGTCATCAACTACTACACGGAGTTCAACATCGCCCCGGCCGCAGAGGTCGATTTCGACCTCGACAATGCCACGCCCGCCTCGGGTGCGCTGCGCAAGCGCTGCCAGGCGCTGATCGAAAGCGTCGAGGACACGCTGGGCGGCCTCGCTGCGGGGGCGGTGCAGCTGCGCGCTGAATGCGGCTCCGCCTTCTTCTCGGATCTGGTCGCCCATAAGGAGGTGCGCGAGACCTATCTCAATACGGCTGCCGCTGCAGACCTGCGCGGTCGTGTGGGTGAAGAGGTCAGCTTTGGTGGCATCACCTTCCGCCGGTATCGGGGCGGCCTTGGATTTGGTGTGCCGACCGACAAGGCCTATTTCTATCCTGAGGGCGTCGAGGGGCTGTTCGAGATCTACTACGCCCCCGCCGATACGTTCGAGACCGTCAACACCGTCGGCTTGCCGCTTTATGCGCGTATGATCCCGGATCGTGACCGGGATGAATGGGTGCGGCTGGAAATCGAAAGCAACCCGCTGCCGATCTGCACTCGCCCGCAGGTGTTGCGCACCGCGAAGCGGACGTGATGACGGCCTTTGCCGAGGCGCTTGGGGTCCTGTTTAGGGACCCCAATATCTCGGTAGAGATCTGGCACCGAGACAGTGAGGGCCAGTTTACCCGCGCGCGGGGTATCCTGCGTTGCCCAGATGAAATCACTGAGTTCGGGTCTGCGCGGCTGCTTTCGGATACCGCCCGGATCGATGTTCGGGTGGCGGAAATTCCTGCTCCGCGCCCGCAAGAGCAAATCCTGATTGGCGAGGAAACTTTCCTCATTCAGGGAGAACCGCGCCGCGATCGGGAGCGGTTGGTTTGGACCATCGAGCTGTGTCCGGCATGAAGATCAAACTCGACCTTGCGCCCGATCTGGTGGCGGCCATGGCAGCAGAAATCGCCGCCGGGGAAAAAGCGGTGTCCGCCGCCATGCGCGTGGCTGGTGCTGATC